TTATGCAGTTGTTAGGTTCAAGTTTGAACCTGAAGTATTTGGTAATACAGGAATACCGCAAGTAAATTTTGATGTCATTGGTAAAAAAACAAGAAGCACAACATCAGGTGGAACTACATATAAAGTATTTAGTGATAATCCAGCAGACTGCATTGAAGATTATTTAACGAATACCATTTATGGTAGGTCAATACCAAGTTCACAGATTGATACAACATCATTTACTACTGCAAGAAATATTTGCGATACTGAAGTTACAGTAGGAGATAAAACACAAAAGAAATATACCTGTAATGGTATTTTAAATACTAATAATAAAGCCTTAGATAATATTGAAAAACTTCTTACATCTTGTAGAGGTTCTTTAGTATTTTCAGGCGGTAAATATAAATTACTTATTGATGATACAGGTACAGCAGTACAAACTTTTGATGAAGATAATATTGTAGGTGCTTTTGAATTAGCTTTAGGTGGTAAAGAATATAAAGCCAATAAAATCAGAGCAAATTTCTTTAATAAGAATCGTGATATGCAAGGTGATTTTGCCATTGTAGAAAGTTCAACATTTAAAACAGAAGATAATGGTTTAAGTCTAGAAAGAGCAATAGAACTTCCTTTTACAGACCAAATGGAAAGGGCGCAAATGATTTCTACAATCAATATGAAACAATCAAGGCAATCATTGGTCTTTAAATTTACATCAACCATTGTTGGACTAAGAGCAGAAATAGGAGATGTAGTTTTTATTTCTTTGGAATCTTTAGGCTGGAATACGCTTAATTCTAATCAGGGCAAGAAGTTTAAGATTATGAAACTTGCTATAAAAAATAATGATGAAGTGGATATTACTGCAAGAGAATACGATGATGATGTTTATAACTTTGGCTTAATACAAGCAGAAGATACTTCACCAAATACAAACTTGCCTAATTTTTCATCTGTAGATAAACCAACAATATCTACACCTTCAGAGGAATTGATAGCAATACCACCAACACTATTTAACAGGGTAACTATTAATTGGACTCAACCAAATAAATCTTCTGTTGAATCTTATGAAATAGGCATCAACAGATTGAACTCAGTACGTTTTGCAAATAAAGCTAGTTATGATTTTGAAGGTAGAAGTGTAACCGAAAGTTTTACTATTGATAAATTAGAAGAAGGTCAATACTTTGTTGCTGTAAGAGCAAAAAACAGACTAGGAGTTTATTCTGATTTTGCTACAGAAATATTTGAGGTAAAAAACTTTTCTACTTTACCAGCAGTAAATACACCAGCAATAAATTTTGTAACAGAAGAACTATTTACTACGACACAAGGCTCAGGTGTAAAAGCAAAAGCCATATTAACCTTTGGCACTTCAGTCAATACAGAATGGGAAGATTTAGGAGTAACCATTGACCATTATGATATAGAATTTAAAAAATCAACTGAAGCATCTTTTCAAGGTGCTGGAACATCGCAAGGAACTAATTTTGAATTTTTTGATATTGAACCAGCATTGTATGAATTTAGAGTAAGAGCAGTAAATACTGTTGGTGTAGCATCAGAATTTTCATCTACTACTCAAAGAATCTATGGACTTACCGCAGTGCCATCAGATGTAAGTAATTTATTTTTGAGAGCAGATTCTAATACTGCGACTTTAAGTTGGACACCTACAACTGACTTGGATGTAAAGATTGGCGGTTTTTATGAGATTAGACATAATTCATTAACATCAGGTGCAGTTTGGGCGCAATCAACACAAATAGGAGAAGCTGTATCAGGTATTGCAAATTCAACAGAAGTACCATTGTTAGTTGGTACTTATCTAATTAAAGCGGTTGATTCTACAGGTGTTAAATCTACCAATGCGACAACAGTAGTAAATACAGTTACACCTGATTTATTTCAATCATTACAATTTTTGACAAGAACAGAAAATCCATCTTTTGCTGGAACTAAATCAAATATGGTAGTAACTGACGATAATACTCTGAAATTAGAAGCAGATACTTTGTTTGATTCATTGGGATTGATTGATGAAGTGGGATTAATTGATGCGGCTGGTGGTGTAGATTTATCAGGCAGTTATGATTTTGCAAATGTTATTGACACAGGTATTGCGGCGGCTTCTTATCGATTGACTTCTGCATTTGCTTTTACGACTAATTCAACATCAGACTTTATAGATACTCGTTCAGGTAATGTCGATAGTTACGAATCTTTTGATTTAAATACTTATGATGATGTAGAAGTACAATTGCAAATAGCAACAACCAATGATGACCCAAGTGGTTCACCGACATTTAGTGATTTCCAAAACTTTAGAATAGGTAATTACTTTGGTCGTGCTTTTAAATTTAGATTACAAGTAACATCAGGTGATATTACACATCAAGTTTATATCACATCCTTGTCTGCAACTTTAGAAGCGTTCCAAAAGTTTGATACACAACAATTAACATCAAGCACAAGTTCATTGGGTGTTACCTTTGGTGAAGGATTTTTAGTTACTCCTAAAATTGCTGTTACTGCACAGAACATGGCAAGTGGAGATTTTTATGAAATAACAAGTGTGTCCAGCACAGGTTTTACAATTACTTTCAAGAACAGTAGTGGTACAATTGTCGCTAGAACATTTGACTATATAGCAAGAGGTTTTTAATGGCTCAACACGATTACGATATAGCTAACCAATCAGGTGCAAATTTTAGAGCAGACTTAAATAATGCTTTAGATGCTATTGTATCTAACAATTCAGGTTCATCAGAACCATCAACTACATTTGCTTATGAATGGTGGATTGATACATCTGCTAATGTATTGAAGCTAAGAAATTCTGCAAACAATGCTTGGATTACTTTACCTTTATCAATTACCGCAGATAATTCAACATCAGGTGCTTTGACAGTAAATGGTAATTTAAGCACTACAGGAACTTTAGATGTAAATGGTGGTGAAATAATTTTAGACTCTGATGCTGATACATCTATAACATCAGATACCGATGACCAAATAGATTTTAGAATTGGTGGCACAGATGTTGCAACATTAACAAACAGTCATTTAGTTTTAAAAGGCACAACACCAAAAATTACTATTGGTGATGGTGGCGAAGAAGATACCGCTTTAATATTTGATGGCAACACACAAGATTTTTATGTAGGTTTAGATGATTCTGCTGATAGCCTTACGCTTGGTAGAGGTACATTAGTAGGTGCGAATAAAGGTATTATTATAGATGCTACAGGTAAAGTTGGTATTAACAAAACGCCAACAGCCGCTTTAGATTTTGAAATAGAAACAGACAAAAGAATTACCTTTATGGGTAATATTGGTGAAATTGGAGATGTTGCAGGTTTTCAATCTATCAATAGTGCTGGAAGTGCATTAGCTGCATTTGGCATGAGAGCAGATGATTTAAGGTTTGCTACAGGTTCTTCAGAAAGAATTAGAATTGCTTCTAATGGTGCATTACTAGTAGGAACAACAACTGTACCTTCTCTCTTTGATTCAGGAACTACTTGTGTTATTGATGGCTTACAAAGTGATTCTATATTAGGAATTAGAACTCCTAACTCAAGTGCTACTACTATAACAATGATTGATTTTAGTGATGGTGCAAATGAAAGAATGGGAAGAATTACGTGTAACGCTTCAGCAAATACAACTAGCTATGCTTCTGGTTCAGATATTAATCTTAAGACTAATATTAGAGAAATAGAAAATGCTATTGAAAGAGTTATAAAATTAAATCCAGTTAGGTTTGACTGGAAATCAGATAATTCAACATCAGAAGGTTTTATTGCTCAAAATGTAGAAAAAGATGAATATGCTAAAGAATGGGTACAAGGACAAGAAGGTGAAAAAACCTTAGACTATGGAAAGCTCACACCTCTTTTAGCAAAAGCAATCCAAGAACAACAAGACATCATCGAAGATTTAAAAACTAGAATAGAAGCATTAGAGGGATAACATGGCGATAAATTATACTTGGGATTGTAAAACTGTAGATGTAAAAACTATTGATGGTAATGAAGATACTGTCTTTAATGTGCATTGGCGATTGACAGGAACTGATGATGCCAATAATGATGCTGAAGGCAATGCACAAACTGCCACAGTCTATGGCACAAAAACTTTAGATACTTCTGATTTATCTAGCTTTACTGCTTTTGCTGATTTAACTAATGACCAAATCACAGGTTGGGTTGAATCCGCTATTGGACAAGATAAAGTTACAGAATTTAAAGCTAACATAAGCAATCAAATAGCAGAATTAGTAACACCAACACAAGAAACAAAAACAATAGGAGAATAATATGTCAGATATACAAGTTAGAAACGATAATGGCGAGGTAGAAGAATACAACAAAGAAGATATGACCGATGAACAAAGAAGTTTGTTTGATGATGTCTTAGCCTTGCAACAAAGATGTGTAGAGATTGAACCAATGGCTAGAGAATTTGCCGATAAAAAACAATTGGTTGATTTAAAATCCAAATCTTTATTAGAAAGCCTTAGAG